GTCAGGATTAGGGCCGGCCCCACACCACCAGGTGGGAAACATATCTTAAAGGAAAATAAAGTCAGACATGTGTTATAGTGGTAAAAATGAACAACCGGGAAATAACTCACAATCATCCGCCATATCGCTATTAACGACATTATACAAACCTAACACTATCTTTGTAGCGTTAGTGTGAGTTGCTTCAGAAAAGTCCCCATGAAAGTAAGAGGGTGCCGCTTTAACGTACCTCTTACTATCGGTAAGTCTGTGAACTTGCCGCATCATGTTTACAATAAATGTAGGTCCTGTCACATCAATGCGATTTTTCAATATATTCAGGGAAGTACCGCGAAGTTTACGTTTCCGATAATACTCAGTGAATTGATAACCTAAATGAGATTCTCTCCAGACGCGATGTACGCGAGTCATTAGGTCAACAAACTCAGAGAAGAAAGAGTAAATCCTACTATCGTAAACAAAATCGCTGTCAACGCATAAATCCCTTCGATACCAACCCCGCTCTAATGAGCGAGTGACACGTTTAAGCTGGGTTGGGTGTAACCCAGAATTAAAGAGTCGCTGGTCGTAAAGATATGACTGTTTAGCTGCATTCTGACTAAGAATGTAGCTACCCTTCATCAACCGTAAATCATAGAGTAGATGAAAAAGTAAAGCCACAACTTTAGGATTGAAAAATCCCTCCACTAGAGCGCTTAATAAAACGCTACGATAATCGTCTAAAGTTTTTAACTTACGCTCAGGGTTGACTAAGCGCGTTAGAACCTCGTTAGAGGGTCTAACCATCCGATTATCAGCAGTGAAGTAATAAGACAGGAATTTCACAGAGCCGGTGAACGAGTATGAACCATACCCCTGTAAAGAGTATAGTAAATATTTCTCATGGTCAAGAGTCCCGTTAAGCTCTTGACTAGTTGGGCACGATTTACAGTACCTCCTTAACTTACTGTCAACCCAACCAGAAGAGGATTGGTCAAATTTACGTTCAATAAACTTAACCAACAGTCGATGTGCTACAATGCTCTTAACAACATGCAGGGTGGCGCCAAATACACTCTTAATGAATTTGGAAATGAAGACGAGGTCCTCCCTAGCCTTCATATTCCTTACAACCACACTATGTTGTCTATGAGGCAAACCAATAACAGCATCGTCGCCGTAAGTGGCAATAAGTGTCTTTGAAAAACACTCTGGTCCATACAATTTATATGTAGATTCTCTCAACATAATATAATTGCACAGACTACCGATGATAGACGTAAACCCTGACCCACTGGGGATGCCGCCATCTTTGCGGACAACTAACCCATTAGGCAACATGATTAACGTATTAATGAAACTGCCCTCTAACCATTTAAGTAGTTTCCAACTATTTGAGCCAGGTACGATACCCAGAAGAACGCTTACTAGCGCAAATGCACGATGAATGACACCATTAGGCACAGAAGCGTCGAACTCAGAATAGTCAGCACAAATAAAGGAGCAGAATCCTTCGAATCTATCAATAAAAGTCCTCGGACCCGATCCGTATTTATCAAAACCGATCAAGACACAACGTTGAGAACTCTTAAAGAATTCGGTTAATGGTATAGTGAACACATTACACAGTATGGACTCGTGAGAATCTGCCATCCAAACTGCCCTACCAGATGATGAACCTGATAGGATTTTATCAATGTGCTCACTACTCTTTTTCAATTTAGCGCGACCAGCAAGTGAAAAAACAGGACAAGCTGCGGCACGACCTTCAGAAAGTCGAGAATAGACACACCGAGCTACACTGATTGCGCAGTTCAACGCACTCAGCTTATTGGTGTATCCTACAGCTTGAAATGAAGGACCACTGTTGGCGTCTAAATTAAAAGATGTGGAATTAATCGCGTCCTCGAGGTCTAAAGCTCTCAGCTCTACACCCTCAGGATTGAGTTCCCGAATCATATCATCGATTGAAACAGAAAACTCAACATCGTCAAACTGACGATAATCACGATTATACTTCTTTAGATACAAGAGCCGATCGGCTAAACCGCCCCCATATCGAACGTCCGATTTAACGGATAAAACGTTCTCTAGGTACTTACCACCCAATTTCCCTAAAGAAGATAAACAGTAGTAGTTACGCTGAAGAAAAGAGTGTCCACAATAACCACTTACGCTCCCGGTTAGATAATAACTCTCCGGGCGGTAAAAATTTAAATCCCGTCGATTTAAATAAGGAAGTACAACAGGAAACTGATATCTAAGCTTACTGTCATACTCATCCCGCTGGTCAGCAGGGATGTTATTGGCGACACCCTCATGATGAATGAAGTCAATGTATAACTCACTCTCGCACGTTTTCCGCGACTGTAGCCGCGATAAAATCATCAACAGCGTCCGATACCCCAGACCCACTTGCTTCCTCCATGTCCTCAACTTCCGCATCATCCGCATTTTGTTTACGCGGCCGCTGTTGCACCAACCCAAGGCCTTGTAAATAACCTTGAGAAGTACGAAAGGACTCGAGTCTATCAGACAAGAGCTTTCCAGCACGATGGGCAGCGAAAAGTTGCATAAACTTCTCGACTGTATATTTTGATTGTACTTCTTGGGAAGCATAATACTTTTGGCTCACCTCCAAACGTTCTTTCTCAGTTAGTCTACCTGAGCGTACGGAGTTATACTCTTGTACGAAATCAGACACGACAGTTAACTCCTCATCAACTGCTTTTCTCTTATCCTTGGCTGCCTCAAATGCTAATCGCGCGACCTCAAATTCGCGAATTGCAGCTTTTCGGGTTTCACGCACGGTGGCGGAAATAGCTGACACGTCAGCATTCATTCGGACGACCTCTTCTGGAATCTTAGCCTCACGAATGAACCTACTCTGATGCAAAATCCGAACACGCTTGTGGACATTCTTGTCACTCATTAATAATGAGAGAAATACCGATACAGGCTCGTTCAAGCCGTAATTCGGATTACATTTCTCTTGGACAAAAGCTTTACCGGCGTCCTCTTTCAAGTCGTTAAATGTTACATACATTGAACATAACTTTACTACAGCCTTGAAGACTGCAGGAAGGATACCTAGTAATTCACAAATCAACCAACAGAACACTAAAGCACCAAGTCGCTGAACCTGGTCAATAGCATAAAGGCTAGCGGGGTTAATCGCTCCCTTATTCTGCAGGGCGTGCTGGCGACCAACTACCAAACAGTCGTGGTATTGGGCATTTGATACTTCCACGTTTCCGAGAAAGTCGGCAGACTTTAGATCATTGACCCAGTGTCTGTCTTTCTTCCCCAATGACCCGATGAATGTGTCCAAATCACCGGTAATATCAACTGCCGGAGCTTTAACTTCCGGCAAAGGGGCGGAGCTCGAATCTGCTTTCTTACGCTTAGGCGCAGCAGAAGCGCTGGCACTTGAACTCTCAACCGAAGGCGTAGTGCCAACCACCTTCGGCTTTGACTTTCCTGTAACAGCAGCGCGCGTGCGCTGTGCTACAGGAGGTGATAACGCCGATGAAAGCGTTACCGATGGCTTTTGCTGATTACTCATGTGGTA